CGCCGCCGCCTGCCACAGCTATAAATTCTACATTACTTCTAGTACCTAAATTAAGAACTTTTGGTCCTGTAAGTTCAAGAGGTGCACCAAAAGCGGCTGCAACATTAGGATCACTCTGAACATCAGGTCCATTTTCTCCAGACCAAACTATTTCCGAAACAACTTTATCGTGAAATAGTTCTTTAAATTTTGTAATTATAGGAAGTTCATCTACTAAATCGCCCGCAGTTCCTATTACATTTCCAGCAACCATATTACATCCTTACACTTTAAGAACACATTCAACTAGCTTTTCTTCTTGAGCTAAATTTGTTTCAAGAGCAATACCAACCAAAGCAGTCGTTTTAAGAGTTGTACTTACACCGTCTTCTAGTGCATGAACGGCTTGACCTTTATTAACGGGACCTTTTACTCTTACTGGAACACGACCTTTTAGACCAACATATTGACCTTCGGCTTCACTATTCATCATAAGTGCTGGCTCGGTAGAGATTACACCAATACAATAATCTGACATAGTTGCTTCTCTAACTTCATATTCTTCGCTGTTTGAAACAGCAACAGCGGTACCTGGAATTAATTCTTCACGAGTTGTATATTTTTCCGCAAGGTCAGCATATAGTGAAGAAGTTGCAACACCATTAAAGGTTGTAGCATACATGGTAGCAAATCTATTAGTATTTTCGCCAATGTTAAAACTATTATTACTTGCGGATAAAACATGGTCGTTAATTGTAAGATTAGATGACATTGTTATGCCACCAGTAAATGTTTTATTGCCACTTATTGTTTGTAAATTAGTAAGAAGAACTGGACCATCTGGATTAGAACCATAAAGATCAGTTGGAAATCCAAAACCTAAAGAATCAAGTTCAAGAGGCATAGCATCAATAGGTAGTGGTGGAATATGCTCTAAAGGTAATTCGCTTATAATCTTTGAGCCACGAGTGTTAGGTATTCTATTAGAATCTAAAATTCCTGATGTGATAATACTTGCAGGTAAATCCGGAACATGAGCCAGTCCCAATTTATCTGAAGTAATTTTAGTTGCAGATAAATTAGGAATTCTTGCTGGATTAAAAGAACCTGATGTTATTTTACCCGCAGGAAGAGCTGGCACTAAACTAGGTGTAAGAGGGTTTGTAATAAAAGTAAATTCTCCGTTAGCATTATTATATGATAAAGAAGCAAGAGCATTAGGTCCAGATGTTACAAGTGAAATAAGATTTCTTGTCTCAGATGAATCTAATACAGTAGCATCTAAATAATTAAATGCTGAAACAATACTTGAATCATAGGGTGCTGGTGCGGCAAGATTATCTAAATCGCCGATGTAGTCTCCCATCAAGTTGGTCTTCTGTCTCCATGCTTCAATGGAGTTACTTAGGTCTACATATATTTGCCTTGCCATTAATCACCTATTTTATTTAAAAGTGTTGAAAGCAGTTCTTTAATTTCTGCAACATCATCTTTTAATTTTGCTAATTCCTGTTTTTCTTTTCTTTTCTTTTTCAATATTTGCCTTGATCTAATTAAGGCTTCTTCATCTGTATTTACTATTGCTCCAGTTTCTAAATCTCTTTTATAGCCGGGATAGTTTTCCACTTTAGCATATCTATAATCTTCCAATCTAGTCTCCTAGTGCAATCACTCTTAAATCATTTAATTTAGGCACTTTAATTTGGTTAGTAGACCTTAGAACAATTTTTAATTGAAACTGTGTAAATTCATCACTAGTTCCATCAACAGAGCCAACTAAATAGCGATACTCTCTAAAGATACTTGTATCGTCATCGGTTTGAACTGGTTTTTCTGAGTCAATTCTTGTCCAAGTTGTTCCAACAAGTGTATCAGCTTTTGATGCTCTATAATACATATCAATAAATGTATCAGATGGTCTATTAGCACCCATAATAATTTTTAGTCCTACAGCAGAAGCTGCTAGACGCACAGGCTTAGTAATATGTTTTGCAGAAGCAGGGCCATTCTCTCTTGTTTCACCAAATAGAGGATCGTAGTAAGCTGTATAATTAGTCGTGCCCATAATATCATTTACGGTATCACTATCTAAAGCGTGAGACCACTCAATGGGTCTATTCTGTGTTGTACTCTGAACATTACTTGGATTATCAATAAGATTTGTAATAAGAGTTGCTGATGTTCTTTGAAGATCAATAACTGGTGTTACATAAACATTACTTGATTTCATTTCCGCTTCTAGTACCATAGATGTTGCAAGCTTGGATGGAGGTGATACTCTTTTCATAATACCAAGCTCATTATCTTGATTAGGTGCAACTACTGTAGCTACGGTATCTAAAATATCTGCATTATTAATAGCATTAGAACTATTATCGGCATATGATTTACCTGCTGCCATTTTAATATTATAATCTAATCTAGTTGATGGCGGCTCGATTGATTGCACAGATGGCCAAATTGTACTATAATTATAAGCTTGTTCGACAGTTACGGCATTACCACCAGTTACAGAATTATAATATGGAGCTGGCGAAGTAAGAGTTGGAACTGTAATTACAAATCCTGTAGGATCAACTTCAGTAACAGTATATGGATTATTATTTAAATCACTATCTACTGGTGTTCCAATAATACCATTTAAATTAACAGTGTCTCCAGCATATAAACCATGAAGAGGGCTTCTAATATATACATCAGAGAAATCTGAACTATCTTTAAAGAATAATTCTACTGGATCACTCTGAAGAATCTTTCTTGGAACTGCAACATTTTTAAATATTGCCTTAGTTGTAAGATTTGCATTAAACTCAGCTTTATATAATGTGAACTTAAGATCAGACATTTGATCTGGTTCCCATGTTCTATTGTTTTGAGATTTAAAGAACGAACCAAGATATGGCTGAGTATTAATTTTTTCGGTTGTAGAACCTAATTTAAACTCACCCATTTTTGAAATATATGCTTCATATGCATCACTATTAGAAATCACTACAATCGCATATTCGGTAAATGGTTTTAAATATACTGGCTCTTTAAATACTGCTTTTGTTTCTGCTGAAGCATCTGTTGAAACAACAACATCACTTGCTGGAATAGTAACAATAGATCCGGGAAGCGAAAGATCAGAAGATGGATGTCCGTTTACGGTAGGTCTGATTTGTATAGTTACTGGAAACGGTTGCTCACTTGTGTCTTTCTTAGCGAAGAATAAACCAACTTCTGTTAAGAATACTCCATTTGCTTCTGTGACTAGGAAAGACTGTGCAATAGGATCAAAGAAACAAATATCTTTTACAAAGTTAAATACATCCCCAACAACATCTACAGTATCACTAATTAAATCTCCAGCAGCATTTGCCACACCACCTACAGCGGATGAAACACCGCCAATTAAATCTCCTTGAAGAACCTCTCCGATTCCTGTTGCAATACCTCCAGCCACAGTATTAACTGCACCAAGAATATCTATTCCGCCGCCTCCGCCAGATGATGATACATTAATTGTTTCTGTTGATGTGGTACTTGTTCCAACAATGTGAAGAAGACGTGTAGATAAAACATCTTCCTGTCTTGTAGTAAGAGTACCAGTAGAACTAAAGATTGCTGAAGCGGCACAGCTTGCATTCTTTTTATTAAACTCAGTAATATCTAATAAAGTAAATTCAATATCACCTGTTCTAAAGTTTGTTGTTCCTGCTGTTCTTGTATTAGAAGATGGTATAAAGAATGCACCTTGAATTTTACCTTGGCCATCAGTATATAATTTTGTCTTACCACCAGTTAAAGGATATTCGGTTGCAGCTTTATAAAGATTACTTACATCAGTTTGCTTTGTTACATTAACTCCACTAAATACTTCTTGTCTGACCCATTTAGCAACTGACCTACCATCAAAATAAGCAAATACTTGAGTATTAGGAGCAAGACCTTCAGCTTGGAAAGTCACTAACTTTGACCTCATAAACGGAATAAATGCAACATCTACAACTCTATCATCAATAACTTCTCTGACTGTTTCTGAAGCAACAACTCTATTAACAACGGTTTCACTTGTAACATCTGTTCCGGTTGTAGTTTTTCTGTTCCAAAGATATCCGACTCTTTCTTTCCAATTATTTCTAGCAATCTCTGAAGTAATAGATTGTTCATCACCAACATTAAGATTATTAATATCAGTGCCACCCCAATTCCATTCATGATCACCCCATTGAAGAGCCAAGTCTGTATTAAGTAATGATCCACCTGGAATAATTTTATCTGGGATATAATCAGTTTCATACCAGTCATCAGATGCTGGAGAAAGTGACATAGCACCATTGTAAAATAAATTCAAATATGGATTGACATTTATGGACGATGATGCAATATCTTGAACAATGTAAGGTGTTGTATTATAAGTTGTATATACATTATCACCTTTCATAATAGTATTTGTGGATGCATTTGAGTCATAATAAAGACCAATGTTATTTGTAATTGCTCTTGGTCTTATAAGTTTATTTCTTGGATCAATAGCTGCTGAATACCCTGGATGTGTAATATCTGAGAAATATTGATTCTCAAAATTGTCCGCCATAAATCCTGATTTTGTTCTATTCCTATTATCTTCGTCTAATACATCAATATTTGCAGTATCCATTTCTAATAGTGTAAGAGATGTTACTTCTGCAAGATCATCAATCTTTTTCTCTAGCTTTCCAATATCTCTCATTGTATAGCGTTTGTTATCAAGCATTGAGAATGTTAAATCATCAGGACCAAATGTTCCAGCATTTAATCTAATTCTATGAAGTTCCATAGCACCATCAGGAATTGAAGGAAACTTAGGATTTAAAGATGGGGTTCCTTTAATATATTTAAATTCGCCCTGTTGTGTTAAAACTAACTTATCATATCTTGGCTGATAATATGAAACATCAGCTACAATAGTTGAGCCTTGTCTTGGTAAAATAAATATTTCGGCATCAGTGGTCGAATATGTACCACTACTTCCTTTTGATGATCTAAAATCAAGATAATTTTTTAAATCCACATAGCGGCCGTTTGCTAATTGATAATTAGGAATATCTTGATAATCAATTGTTGAGTAAGAACTAGGTCCAAAAAAGTCACCAGAACCATGAGCAAAATAAGAGAATTTAACAAATAGCTGAAGAGTTGTATTCTGGAAATTACCAGTAACTGTTCTACCAGGTTTAATGGTAATAGAACCTTTCTGGTATGAATTATCTCTTTGACCGCCATCTACTTCAAACTTATCTGTAACAAGATTTCCGTTAGAAGCCAATATTCTAATTTCTTCTACGCCTATTACATCAGTATAGGGTAGCTGTGCGACACCCGTACTTGGGTTAAAAGTAGCAAGTGCTGTAGTTGTTACTTTTGTTTTAGAGGCAACATTACAAGCTCCTTTAAATGTATAAGCATATACTTCAAATTGATCAAAGCCTGTAGCAATTGTACCTCCATTTTTAGAACTAACTAAACCCGTAATAGTAACACTTGATGTACCAACTCCAGCATATGTAGGAGATTGTCCTGCTGTTGCTCCGCCTGGGTCTGAAATAATCCAATTAGCGGTATCTGTAAATACTTCTCCTGCTGAAGCAGTTATTGTCATCGAGCCATTTGCTGCAGCAGTACCTCTATATCTTTTTGCAAGAGTCATAGAAACATCTGAAACTGCGCTTGGTCTATTGCCTGGTATTTTAAAGAACAGCTCATTTGCTTGAGTTTCATATATTATAACTTTATTATTTGATCTGACAAGTCTCATTTCTTGTCTTTCACAACTACAAGCTCCACTATCTAAACCGATTGCCCTAGCATCTCTATTAAATATTTTACCGGCGTTCATTTCAATATCAAACACATATACCTTAAATGTATTTGATCCTGGCTCTCCAGGATCTATACCTCTAATTCTTAAAGAACCAATTTTATCGTTAACACCAAAAGGGGCAGTTCCTGTAGTATCGTCACTGATATCTACTCGTTCAAAAATATTTACATCAGGAACGCCGAAGAAACCAGCTTCAACTAGTATATAATTACCATATGTTCCAGAGATGCCTTTATTTTCTTGTGTTATAGTAGTAGTTGATCTTGGTATATCTAAAGTACTAGCAGATGCTTTACTTACTCTATAACCATTTACATACGCTGTACCGCTACTTACGCCTAAAGATAGTTTTGTGTTATCTGATGAATGTTCATCCCAAGAAAGTCTAAATGGTTTTACAGTATAATTACCAGACTCTTCTTTCGTTCGTACGGCCATAATATCATTAATTTTATTATATTGCTCGTATCCAGTAACTGCTTCAACAAGGAACCCGTGTTCAATTTTAGCGTAATAGATAAATGTCTCATCAGCTTGAATAGTATTCTTATTTACTAATTCTAAATTAATTGTATATCTATCCGCACCAGGAGCCGTATAGTTCGGCAAATCTCCTTGATTATCATATAACGATTCGTCATCATCTGCTGTAGTAACTACCTGTGTAAGTTTAAACCCGATAGTAGCAGTTGGATTTGAAAAATACTTTGCAACAATAAGACTTTGTTTTGGTGCATGGACAAAATGGCCTTCAGCAAAGAATGAAGCTGGACCAGCAGAAATTCTAAAACCATAACCAGTTGCTGGATCTGCAGTAGTGTTAGTTGTTTGAACAACCAATACCACAGAACCGTCTTTTTCAAGTAATTCTTCGCCTGGGGATACAGAAGCAGGTTCTGTTCCAGATGTTCCATTTAGAGTATCAAGATATTGAACATAAATTGTTGCTGGATCTGATCCATCAGCTTCTACTATTTCAATAACTTTTACAGAAATTCCAGAAAGTTGTCCAATAAAAACTTTATCTTTAAAATTAGAAACATTTGTAGGTAAAGAAACACCAGGAGTTGTAGCATCAGTTGGGTCAGTATTAAGTTTAATATACCTATAACGATTATTAAAGGTAAGAGCAGCAGACTCAAGTGAAGCACCTTCTTTAAAAAGATTAGTACCAAGTCTTTTAATTTCTTCTTGTATAATAGATTGAAGTTGATTCAATTCTCTACTTTGAAGTGCTTTACCGCTTTTAAATAATACTTTATGGAACCCTTTATCGGGATCAAAGTCGTCTTTATAAACTTGGGTTTCTAAATTTTTAGTATAGTTTACGGTCATGAACACTCATCCAATTGAATAACTATTTTAATATCTTCTGTCTGATTAGCAACTCTAGTTACTGCAGACCTATTATCTATATACAATATTTCACCTGTAAATGGGTCAACTTCTGATGCTATAAGTGGATTGCCTACAGTACCCTGTCCTGGTCCACTCATTTCTGTTAAAGTTTCGCTTGCTACAAATCCAACATAACCAGTTGAATCATTTTGATGGAATAGAATTGTATTACCATTAGTTTGATCAACGTATGCTTTTGCACCACTTGTAGCACCAACAATAACTTCATCTGTTGTAAATGCAACTGTTTGTGTCGCAAGAGTCATAGATTGTAAAGCACCCCCAGTAAGATTATTCCACTGAGTACCTTGAGCAGAATCTTTAATTCCTCTAATAATACCGATTTGTCTATAATCTTGATTAAGTAGCCAGTCAGATGTATTACCATCAACTCTTACACCAATCATCATAGAACCACACTTAAGATCAGAAGATGCATCTCCACCAATACCTAATCCACTGGACATAACAGCTCTCACTTCGCCATTTGTTCCATTAGAATCAGTAAGAGTGATTTGTGCTCCTCTTAATCCGTGAACATAATTTAAAGTAGTGCCTGAGGAATCAGGATTATATTCTGCTTTTACAATTGTTCCTGAAGGAGAATCTAAAGTAAAATCAACAAGTGTTGGATAATTAACACCATTAATATTAACTGATGGATTGGTATAACCAGAACCACCTGCTGTTACTTCAAATGATGTGATCATCCCGGGCTTTGCAGCACTCTGAACTTCATACTGTTTTATTTCATTACCAGTAGAATTTGAATCTGTGGCTAAAATACGATCAATAGGCATATGATCGTTAGTCATGAATAAAGTAGCATCTAATGCACTAATAGTATAAAGAAATTTCCAAACATATCCATCAGATGTTTCAAATGGATCATTATTAGAACCTGTAGGTTGAACCGTCGAAGCTACCGCTGAGCCAGTTGCATCTGTTCCCTGTCTTAAACAAATATAAACATCATGATTATTATTTGCAACATAGAAAAAGTCTGAACCATAGTCGGTTAAATCTTTTTTATCATCATATGCAACATACGTGGATCCAGTAGTCCATGATTTACGAGGAACAACTAATGCAGCAGCTGCAACTCTATGAATAGATTGAAGACCGTTTCGGAATTCATTTTGAATCCTAACATTGTCTTTAGCTGCTGGTGCTGAATCTGCAGCATTCCATGAATTAGACCGAGACACGCCAATATAATAGTTCTCCGTAGTGTTATTAATACTACGAATGGTCCCAATCATGAGTTCCTTTTTAAAGTTTTGTGTTACAATTGTCGACATGCTCTACCTATTAAATTATTGCATCTTTTAAATATAACATATTCTTGTTTCTTAATTCTTGAATAGTCACATTTCTCATACTTTGGTTGTCACCATAATTAAAACTATTTATATCAAAAACTGCATTAGAATCATACTTAATCCACTCATATATACTGTTAAATTTATGCGAAAGGTTAAATTTTACACCAATAGAACCAGATCCGGTCTTTTTAATGTTTATATTTAATATACCATATGAATCAAGAATATCATCAACTCTTAATACTGGAGCTGAGGCTGATACAACTGCAGTAGAATGATTAGCAGCATCTGTGCCTCCACCAATACAGAAATAATCTCCACCAAAAGAATCCCCTAAACCAGGCAAAGCTATATCAAGCTTTGTAGACGAATAATTGCCCGTTAAATACATTCTTGAAATATATGTTTTACTATCGCCTCTTGTAATTTGAGCAAGAGTTTTATTTAATTCTGAAGGAATATTTATTTGAATTAAAGTTGATGATGTACTTGGTGTTTGTGTATTTAATGTTTTAATTGTTGCCGGAGAAGCTTCAAATATAGTATATGGCTCCCCTGGTACTTCCGTAAGGCTTGGTTGATAATTAATATCTTCACTTTTAAGTGTTGGTGATAAATCAATAGCAGCAACATGTATTTCTTTATTACTATACAATCCAGCATCTACAGAATTTTTAACAGAAAGACCCGGACCTTCTAATGCTCTACCATAACTATCTTCAATAAACCACCCTTCACTATCAGCATAGTCTAGTATATTTGCATATTGAAATCTTCTAGTATTTGATCCACAAACATATTCTTTATGGCCATCCATAATAAGAATGTCACTATTTCCCATATCAGTTTTACTAATAATACGAGTATCTATAGCCAACTTCGGTAAAGCACTATCAGTTTCAATTCTTAAATTTAGTGGAGTTGCATCTGAAAGAATACCAACAGGCTTATATATTGGATTAGTATAAAGCTGTGCTTCAGCATGTAAATAAAATCCAGCAGGATGTACAAACTTTTTATATAATTGTTCCCAGTCTTTTAATGGTACTGTAGTCTTTATAAGATGAGATAATACCTGATGTAATCTTCCATCTTGCATCTTCTTAGATGATTTAGGTCCAAGTATTGATAATGGATCATCTAAAGTAAAAATTTTATCTTTTGGGTATTCAACTTCTGCTGATGCATCAAAAAATCCTCTAAAGAAACCTTCAGCAGAATAAAGAGAACCTTTTACTCTAAAAAACTTGGCTAAATTTTTTAATATTTCTCTTGGATTAGAAACAAACTCCGAAGATAAACTGAGACCTATTTCGCCAAATAAATTATCAAGATATTTTAAATCTGTTTTTCCTATATCTCTTATTTCATATAAGTCTTTTATAGTATTACCGAAATTTCCATCACTATCTAAAGCATCATAGTAAGTTTCTAAAAACTGAATAAGATTAGGATAATCTGCAGTAAAATACTCCGGGAGAATATCCCTTACATAGTCTGCTCTAAGTGATAAATTATTTCTATCTTCAGACATTGTATTACAACGCTACCTTTGTATCTTGTTCATTCTTTAGTGGTTGCATTCTTAATTTTGCAGTATCCAATCTTAGTACATAATTTCTAAGAGGAGAAATCATACTCTGATCGAGAGGAGTTGAACTAAATGTGATATATGTAGTTCCAGTCGATATTGAGACTGGAGCAAAACCGTTAAGATTTACACTACCTTTTTGATAATTATAACTTCCAATATCTTCTACAATTATAGATCCCGTAGTTGATACAACCTGTAATATATTTGAGTTTAATTTATTTTTAACCGTACAACGAACTGCATCATCACCATAAGTAAACATTGAAGATTCAATACTATAGTCTTGCGCTTCAGCAGGAATTAACATTACTGGAAAATATATATTATAATTTTTAGGAGAACCAACAGTTATATCTACTCTTTGCTGAACCTTAAGATCCATCTTTGCCGAAAGTATGGCTCTATTTAAATCACTTACTTCGGTTAATACTTCTGATCTACTAAAAGATGAATTAAAACTATTTAAAGTATTTGTAAAATATTCTTGTAGAAAATTTGTAATAG